TTTTTTATAATTATTATTAATAACAATATTAAAGGAAATCAATGACTTTAGAAGAAAGTATGGAAGAACCTATAGAGAACTCTATAGATACACTAGCAACACTAAGTACATTCCTAGATGATCTTGTGTTACAACAAAGTAAGATGGACTTTATTTCTTTTGTTCGTCTTGTTGCTCCAACGATTGTGTCTGATTGGAAGATGGGGAGACATATTAAACTTATCTCTGATAAACTTCAGAAGGTTAAGGATGGTGAGATTAAAAGGTTAATGGTTTTCTTACCTCCTCGTAGTAGTAAGTCGGTGATTTGTTCTAAGATATTTCCTGCATGGTATATTGGTAATAATCCTCAACATGAAGTGTTGACGATATCTCATAGTGATCAGCTTGCTTCAGACTTCGGCAGGTCTGTAAGAGACATTGTAAACACAGAACAGTTTCAGGAGGTGTTTCCGGGTGTGTCTCTAAGAAGTGATGTAAGGGCGGCAGGTAAATGGAAGACGAATCAGAATGGTACTTATTATGCTGCTGGTGTTCGTAGTCAAATTGCAGGTCGAGGCGCACACATAGCAATCTTAGATGATGCTATGTCTGAAGAAGATAGTTTCTCTGAGGCTGGTCGTAGGTATATTAAGGAATGGTATCCTGCTGGTTTAAGAACTCGTATTATGCCCGGTGGTGCTATTGTTATTATTAATACGAGATACCACCATGATGACTTGTGTGGGTGGTTATTGAAGCAAGAAGAAGTAATGGATATGGATAGCACCTATCCTTGGGAGGTTGTAAAGATACCTGCTTGGGTTGACGAGGAAGCTTCAGAGTTACTAGACTTACCTGTTGGTAGTTCTTATTTTCCTGAGTGGAAACCGGACGAGGTGTTACGAGTAGATGAAGAAGAGATCATTGCAAGTAATGGTTCAAGATATTGGGAATCATTATACATGCAAAATCCTACACCGGAAGAGGGTGGGATTATTAAGAAGAGATGGATTGAAAGATGGGAATACGGTGATCCTCCTTCCTGTGATTTTGTAATACAAACATTTGATACAGCTTTCTCAACAAAGACTACCGCTGACTTTACTGTCATTCAAACATGGGGCATCTTTGATATGCCCGAAGAAGACTATGATGGTGTAGAGTCTTGGGGAAGTAATCTTATTTTGTTGGGGAGTACAAGAGGAAAGTTTGAGTATCCTGATTTGAGAAGAATCTCTCAGGAACTCTACAATGAGTATAGGCCAGATGTTTGTATTATTGAGAAGAAGGCTAGTGGTCAATCATTGATTCAAGATTTAAGACGTAGTGGTTTACCTGTAATGGATTACACTCCTGATAGAGATAAAGTATCTAGGGTATATGCTGCAAGTCCAATGTTAGAAGCTGGTAGAGTTTGGTTGCCTAGTAATAAAAGATGGGCAGATGATTTAATGGAAGAGTTGATTACCTTTCCACATGGCCGTCATGATGACCAAGTAGATGCTCTTGTAATGGCTGTACATTACATGCGGGAGTCTTGGCGGCTAGGACATCCTGATGATCCCAACTGGGAAGATGACGAGAATCCCCGGCGTCAAAAAAGAGTTGGGTATTGGCGAACTTAGTTTTTTTAAATAAAGGGTTGCGTTAAAGAACTTTTAATGGTATAATAGTGTAGTGATAATTATTACTAACTTTGTTTGAGGACAATAATAAAATGGCAACTGAGAGAAATCCCTACGATCAAATCCCCTCTGCTGAAATTATTCAGATACCAGAGCAGGGAGCCAGTATTGAAGTTGGTGAATCAATATCTTTTGATATTGAAGAAGATGGTGGTGTGGTTGTTAGTTTTGAAAATGAATTTGAGTTTCAAGAAAAGACAGATATTAAAGAATGGTTTGAAAATCTCGCTGAAGACTTAGATGATTTTGATTTAATAAGAATAGCTGAAGGTGTTTATGACAGATATGATGCTGATGTAAACTCAAGATCAGAGTGGGAGTCAATGTTTGAAAGAGGCTTTGATCTTCTTGGATTAAAACTTGAAGACACTTCTGAGCCTTTTGAAGGAGCCTGTACGGCTGTGCATCCTCTTCTTGTAGAGTCTGCTGTTAAGTTTCAATCAAAAGCTATTGGTGAGTTGTTCCCTCCTGCTGGTCCAGTTAAGTCTCAAGTTCTAGGAACTGAGGACTATAAAAAAGATCAACAAGCTAAACGAGTTCAAGATTTTATGAACTATCAGCTTACTGAACAGATGCCTGAATACTTTGATGAGTTTGAAAGGATGCTGTTCCATCTACCCTTAATTGGTTCTGCTTTTAAAAAGGTTTATTATGACGCCTCGCTTGAACGTCCTGTTTCTGAGTTTGTTCCTATTGATCAGTTTTATGTGTCTTACTACGCAAGTGATCTAAGAAAAGCAGACAGGTATACCCACATTATTTACAGAAGCCCTCATGATTTAATGAGAGAGATTCGTTCTGGAATGTATTTGGATATTGATTTACCAGATGCCTATGTACCAAGTCCTACTCCTATATCATCTAAAATTGATACTGTTATGGGAATGTCCCAAACAGGTGAAGATGATCCACAGTATGTTTTACTTGAACAACATTGTTATTTAGAACTTGAGGCTGATCCAGAATATTCTGAGGGCGTTGCTCTTCCTTACATTGTAACGGTTGAAGAGCAATCTCGTAGAGTTTTAAGTATTCGTAGAAACTATCGTCCTGATGATCCTACAAGAGAAAAGATAATGCACTTTGTCCATTATCGTTTTGTACCGGGCTTTGGTTTTTATGGTTTAGGACTGATCCATTTTCTAGGAAACCTTACGCTAACCGCAACTGCGGCTATGAGAGCTTTGGTGGATGCGGGTCAGTTCTCGAACTTACCGGGAGGATTTAAAGCAAAGGGTGTGAGAATTGTTGGTGATAATGATCCAATCGCACCGGGTGAGTTCAAGGAAGTTGAAGCAACTGGGATGGACCTTACAAAGTCTATTGTTCCTTTGCCATATAAGGAGCCTTCCTCGACCCTATTCCAAATGCTAAACTTTGTTACCGCAACAGGACAGAAGTTTGCTGACAGCACTGAACAAGTTGTATCAGATGCTTCTACATATGGACCTGTTGGTACAACGATGGCTCTTCTTGAAGCGTCTAGTAAGTTCTTTAGTGCAATCCACAAAAGACTTCATAAGTCTCAGAAAGATGAGTTTAAGATTCTAGCAAAAATAAATTACGATTACTTACCAAATGAATATCCTTTTGAAGTACCGGGCATGTCCCAGAAAATACTTAAAAGAGATTTTGATGGTAGAGTAGATGTTATTCCTGTTAGTGATCCAAACATCCCTTCCAATGCTCACCGAATGATGTTGGCTCAAATGGCATTACAATTAGCCCAGCAATCTCCTCCCGGTATGTTCAACCTTGAAGCATTAAATAGAACAATTCTTGAAGCGGCAAACATGCCGAATCTAGATCAAATCTTACCTGCTAAGAAACAAGCTCAACCACTTGATCCGTTATCGGATATTGCGGCGGCTACAAGAGGACTTCCTATTGCAGCCTTTCCCGGTCAAAACCATGATGCTCATACACAGGTAAAGATGGCTTTCTTACAAGACCCTATGAATGGTAAGAACCCAGCAATGCAGAGAGTTGTTCCTGTGTTACAATCTAATATTCAAGAACATATGATTATGAAATATCAAGAGCAGGTTACAGGAGTAGCTAAACAACTTGTTGGTAACTTACCACCAGAGCAACAGCAGATGCCTAATGTTATGGAAGTTGCTATGGCTCAAGCAGCACAGCAAGTTCAAAATGCAAACAAGGCTATGGGTGTACAACAAAGTCCTGAAGCTCAGATGGTTGATCTTGAAAAAGCAAGACTTCAGATTGAACAACAAAAACTTCAACTTGATACTATGAAGAATGCTTCTGATGCTTCTCTCAAGAATAGAGAACTTGATATTGAAGAAACAGAAGTAGCCCTTAAAGCAATTCAAGATGGACAGCAACAACTTATTAAATCAGAAGAAAAAGAAAAAGATAGAATTAATAAACAAAGCATGAAGGCAGTTGATACTCTTGTTAATGCAGCTACCGAAGATGCTAAGATGCAAAATTCTCAACAGCTTAAAGCTATGGACCTTCTTGGTAAACTAAGTAAAATTTCTGAAGATAGAGAATCTGCTGAAAATATTGAAGGGTTAAGAGCTTTACAAAAAGTTATTGAAACAACTATTAATGCTCAAGAAAAAGAAGGGCGTCTAACTTTAGATGCAATGGAAAAACTTTCTCGAATGACAGGAGAATAATATGATAGCTAAACTTAAATCTATAATTGGATGTTCTAATTGTTCTTGTTCCTATGAGTGTAAAGTATGGATAAAGGTTATCTGTGCAGCAGCACTTGGTTTTATTGTAGGAGTCATAGTACTCTAATGAATCTATGGGACGAAATAGTAATATCTTTAAACGAAGAAATGGATCAGATAAAGACAAATTTAGTTGAAGGTAGTGCAGGGGATTACGCTACATATAAAGAACTATCAGGGTTTTATCAGGGGTTAGCATGGGCCAGAAATGATTTAACTCGTATTGTAAAAACAAGATTTCATGACGAAGAAGGAGATTAACCATGCAGCAACCTGCTTTACAAAAGTCAATTAAAAATGATCAGTGGATTAGCGGAGATGAAAAAGAAGTATCCGATCCTAGTCCTCTACCTACGATTCCCGGTTATAATATTTTAATACGTCCCGTATCTATCAAAGCAAAAACAAAGGGTGGTATTATACTGCCTGATTCAACAGTAGATGATATGGCTTATCTAACTACAGTTGGAAAAGTTATTGCTATTGGTGAGCTTGCCTACAAAGACGAAGATAAGTTTGCTACCGGACCTTGGTGTAAACTAGGTGATTATGTATGCTATGGTAAGCATGCTGGTGTAAAGATGATCTACAAAGGTATAAAACTTATTCTATTATATGATGATCAAATTATGCTAAAGGTAGAAAATCCAAAAGATTTAGACCCTACATTTAATTTATCTAATTAAGGGGTTGCGTAAACGCAAAAAATAGTGTATAATATAGTTACTCGTAAAACGTCTGTGTCGAATCAGTCGAAAGGAAAAGTTTAAATGGAAGAAAACGAAAACGGTTGGGGTGACGTTACACTTCAAGAAAAGGTAGAGTATGAGATTGAAGAGGATGCTCCACCTGCCGCACAAGAAGCGGTGAAAAAGTCTGAAGTAGCTCCTGAAGCTCCTAAGAAAGAAGAAATAAAAGAGCTTGATGGTATTGAAACTAATGGCGCACAAAAAAGAATCCGGCAGTTAGTAAAGCAAAGAAAAGAACGAGAAGAAGAAATTCAAGCTTTACTAAAAGAGAAGCAAGACTTACAAGAAAGGCTTTCTTCTCAAGAACAGAGTTTCGTTGACACTCAAAAAACATCTACCCATATGAGTGAGCAACAGTTAAATGATAAGGTTGCTTTTGCAAAGGCTGCATATTTAGATGCTTATAATTCGGGTGACGGAGAGAAGGTTCTTCAAACATTAGAAGTTCTTCAAAGAAGTCAACTTGATTTAGATAATCTTAGTAAACAAAAAGCTGCTTTAGAACAATACACTAAAGCAAAAGAAGAAGAAGCTAAGAAGCAAGCAGATCAACCACAACAACCTGCTCAAGCAAGACCTGACCCAAGAGCAGAAGAATGGGCAGCGGAGAATGAGTGGTTTGGTAAGGATAGTATTCTAACAGCTTCCGCACTAGCAGTTGATGCAGAGTTAAAACAACAAGGATACAATCCTGACGAAGAAGATTTTTATGGAGAGATTGATCGTAGATTACGAGAAGAATTTCCACATAAGTTTACTGATCAAGAGGTTAGTGAAGATAATCGTCCGCAGCAGACGACACCTGCTGCTCAAGTGGTCGCTGGAGCTTCCCGGTCGCCAGCAACTTCCACAGGTAAGAAGATCAAACTTTCACAAGAAGATGTTCGACTTGCTAATAAATGGAATATACCACTTGAAGTATATGCCGCTGAAAAATTAAAAGTTGATGGTTCAGACGGTGAGTACACAGATGTATCATTTGGCCGAGGGAGTTAAGACATGAACACACGAAAGAGCGTAGCACGTTCAGCCAGTACTAGAGAACAGAATACAAGAGAAGAAACCGAGTGGACATATGAAGAGCCTAATGCCCTTGAAATTCCTGATCCAGTAATCAATAGATTTACTAATGAAGGAATGTCACTACGTTGGATTCGTATAAATCTAAAGGGTGTAGACGATTACCAAAATGTTGGTAAGAGAATGGCAGAAGGATGGGCATGGGTTACTCCTGATGAAGTTCCAGAAATGGCAGTATCTTCTATCGTGCAGGAGAATGGGCGGTATATCGGAACAGTCTGTCGTGGAGACTTGGCATTAGCTAAAATGCCTACCGGAAAAGTAGAAGCCCGCACAAGGTACTTTGAACAGAAGGGTCAACAGTTAATGCATGCTGTGAACTCACAACTAGAAAACTCTTCAGATTCAAGAATGCCTATTAGTAATAACAGTAGGTCTACAGTAACTAGAGGTCGAAGACCTAACTTTCAAGAATAGTTATTGTGGACTGCGTAAACATGGAGGAGTGACATTATGTCTACTACTAAAAACCTAAGAGGTTTCCTTCCTGCTCGCAAACGTGGTTCTGGTACTAACTCTACAGGTTTTGATGAGCTACCAATCGCATCTGGTGACGCAAGAAATATCTTTACAGGTGATCTTGTAAAGACAAGCCTTGGTAATGTAGAACCAGTCTCAGCAGACGCCGACTATGCAGACGGTGTTTTTATGGGATGCCATTACGTTGCAAACGGGGAACCTAAATACAGCAAGTATTGGCCCGCCAATACAAGTGCTACAGATATTAAAGCTTTTGTAGCTACAAGTCCAAGCAATACTTACTTTATTCAAGCAGACGCTTCTTGTTCTGCTGGTGATATTAATACAGTAAACTTTGGATTAACTTTGGGAACAGGTAGCACCTTTACCGGACAGTCTGGTTTTGGTGTTAAAGCTGCAACAAGAAATACCACTATTCTTCCAGTAAGAGCTATTGGTGTTCTTGATGAGCCGGGTAACGATATTACCGTTGCTACGGAAAGAGCATTTCCTGTTCTAGAAGTTCGTATTGTGAAGCATGTTGATGCTGTTCTATCAGCACCATCTGGCATTTAAGGGGGGTTTGAATTATGGCTATTAATAGAGCTAGTATAGCAAAAGAACTTCTCCCCGGTCTAAATGCTGTATTTGGACTAGAATATGGAGAAGTTGATAATGAGCATGAGCCTCTATTTGAGGTTGAAAACTCAGACAGAGCTTTTGAAGAAGAAGTTCTGTTCACAGGCTTTGGTACTGCACCTGTAAAGGGTGAGGGTGCTGCAGTCACATACGATGAGGCAAGTGAAAGTTATGTTGCTCGTTATGTAAACGAAACGATTTCTCTTGCCTTTGCGGTAACGGAAGAAGCTATGGAAGATAATTTGTATGATACTTTTGCCAAGCTTAGAGCAAAAGCCCTTGCAAGAGCAATGGCTAATACTAAGCAGGTTAAAGCTGCAGACATCTTCAACAACGGTTTCACTGATGTTGCTGCCTATCATGGCGGCGATGGTAAGCCACTTTTTAGTGCTACCCATCCAACAGTCGATGGAACACAATCAAATCTTCTAGCTGCAGCAGACCTTTCGTTTGCTTCTCTAGAAGCAGCACTTACCACCATTCAGAAAATCGAGGATGACCGAGGTATTCTTGTTGGTGGTTCAGCAGTGTCTCTTCATGTTGCACCTGATAACTGGGCAACATCAAACTCATTGCTTAATTCCACACTAATCCCCACCTCTGGTACTACTGCTATGGGTGCAGGACTTGTGGCAGCTTCAGGCTGGAATGATGTAAACTCAATCCAAAGCATGTCAATGCTTCCAAAGGGTTGTTTCATTAACCGTCGCTTTATTGATACTGATGCTTGGTTCGTTAGAACAAATGTTCCTAACGGTGCTAAGATGTTCACTAGAGCGCCACTACAGACAAAGATGGAGCCAGACTTCGATACTGGTAATCTTCGCTTCAAAGCTAGAGAGCGTTATAGCTTTGGTTGGTCTGATTGGAGAAGTTACTTCGGTAACGCAGGTTAAAATAAATATGGTTAGGAGGGAGAAGAAATTCTCTCTCCTAATTATTTAGGAGATTTAAATGTCGAATATTAGAATGGCTCAAGTTGCAGGTGGTGCAGGAGGCAATGGTCTTTTTGTAGATGCTATTACGAGTACAACTATATCTGATACTAGAATACAAGTCTATAGCTTTGCAGTTACTGCAGCATCAGAAATGGTGGTTGGTGATAGTCTTGGTGCTAAAATAAAACATGCGGCTTTAGCTGCTAATACAGTAGACAATGTTTATATCGGTGAGATTGGTATTAAGTGTACTGGTAATGTTTCATTAGCTGGTGCTAGTAATGGCGGCAAATTTTACATTTATTATGGATAATTAAATGCCTTCTTATAGTGATCTTGTATTAGATATTCAACGAACCGCTGAAAATGATTCACAGGAATTTAGTGATCAGATTCCTGTGCTTATTAATAAAGCAGAGTATCGTCTTATAAAAGAGTTAGATGATGTTGCATTAAACCAAATAACATCTATTACTACGCAAGCAAACAACCCACTTGTTTCTCTTGCATCCGATACAAGAATTATAAGAAATATTAATATTAAAGTTTCAGGTTCAAAAATTAATCTACTACAAAGAAGCCAAGAGTATGCATATGACTATTGGCCTTTTGTGTCTTCATCAGTTGGAGAACCTAAATACTATGCAATGCGGAGTAATACACAAATTTATATTGTACCTACTCCTGCCTCTGCATATGATACAGAAGTTGTTTATGTGGCAAGACCCACTACTCTTACATCTGCTGCACCAAACAATTATTTTTCAGACTTTTGTTACAATGCCCTCTTCTATGCATCAATGATTGAAGCATCTCTATTCAATAAAAGTTTTAACACAGTAGCTGCATGGCAAGCTGAACTTAAAGGTTCTATTGATTCTCTTCGTAATCAGGCTAGAAGAAACAGGCAAGACAATATGGAACTTAATACAAGTCCAGCGGGTAGTGCAAACACAATCATTCAAGGAAGTAGTTAGGAGGGTATTATGCCACTTATTAATAATAAAGGCTATTCTTACGACGCAAAAGGTTTTAAGAAATATAAAGAAGATAGAGAAGCTTGTACAGGGCGTCCTACCGGACAGGGCTATGGTGCTGCTAGAAAAGGCCCAGCAGCTACTGGTGACTCTATTCGCTTTGATACTGTTGTTGTTGATAACAAAGAATATGATTATTCGGTATAAGGAATAGTATTATGGCTAAAGGAAAAATTTTAAAAACTTCTGCGAAAAAAAGAGGCAGAAAAGGTAAAGGTCGTAAGGCTATACCTGCTGAAATAAAAACTAAAGCAAAAGCTGCGGGTTTTACTTCTGTTAAAAAATGGGAAGAGGCTGGAAAGCCGGGACCAAAAACAAAACAGACAAGAGGCTCTGCTAGAAAAAAAGATACAGAGTACGATAAGAAAAGTAAAAGAGGTCGGGAAATTACAAGATTAAAAAAACAACAGGCCGCTGATGATTTTGATGCACCTGGTATTGGAAACAGATCAAAGACATATCTTAATGATCCTTCAGATGTAGGTGAAGGTGTAAACACTATGCCTACATCAAGACATAGCCTTCCTACTAAACCCTCTAGGGCTAAACGTCGTCGTTTAATTGAGACAGGACAGGCCGCTCCTACTAAAGCTGGACGGACTAAGAAAAATCCATCAGGTCTACGCAATACAGGACGTTTTGCTGAACCAACAAGTAATGTTGCAGAAGCTATGGGTCTTAGAGGAAGAGGAACCATTGATGAAGATGAAATTATGGAACTTGTAAAGCAAGGCGGCTTTGAAATACGAAGAAGTGGAGGCCAAATTAAGTACAAGAAAAAGGGTGGCCCTATTGGAGTTGGTGCAGCCCGCTCTGGTTTTGGAAAAGTAAGGAATTAAAATTATGTCTAAAGGAAAAATTTTTCAATCTATAGCTAAAAGAAAACCTAAAAATACACCTACTGATGTAGCTAGAAAATTAGAATCTAGATTAATGATTGATACTCCTAATTATCCCGGTATGAGAGATGTAGAAACTGGTAAAGCTGGAAAAGTTACTGTAGGTGAATCTTCGTATCTACAAGATATTAGTGCTAAGTCTGCTAGAAAAAACAAAAGTATAAAAGATGCTACTGCTGCAGAAAAAAAGACTATGGAAGAAATAAAGAATATCCAACAACAAATTAAAAAAAATACTGCTGATAAAAGTAAAACAATTAAAGAGCGGGCGGTTATAGGTAAAAGGTTGCAGAGTAAGCTTGAATCTAAAAAAGATTTATTACAGCAAGCTCAAGATAAAAAAAGAAGTGCATCTCGTAAATATGGGGGTAAGGTTGTGAAAAATAAAAAAGCTTATGGTGGTAAAGTTATGAAAAAGAATATGGGTGGGCCTGTTCGTAAAAGAGTTGGAATGGCATCTAAGATGACTAGCAGAAAAGCTGGTGGTCCTGTTCGTCAAAGATATGCAATGGCAACTGGTAAGAAATAATGCCTTTTTCTAAGTACAGTTCTAAACAAAAAAAATTAGCAGCAGTAGCAAGTCCAAGGAAAAAAATTACTGCTGCTGATCTTAAAGCTGTGAGAGGAAAGAAAAAAGGTGGAACTGTTAAGAAGTCAACAGTCAATCAGGCAGGTAATTATACAAAACCAACTATGCGTAAAAACCTATTTAACAAAATTAAGTCAGGTAGTAAGGGCGGTAAACCCGGCCAGTGGTCAGCTAGAAAAGCACAGATGTTGGCGCAAGAATACAAGAAGAAGGGCGGGGGTTACAAAAGCTAATGGCGCTTACAAAGTCACAGAAAAGCCTGAAGAACTGGACGAAGCAAGATTGGGGAACAAAGTCGGGCAAACCCTCTACACAAGGTCCGAAGGCGACAGGAGAAAGGTATCTTCCCAAGAAAGCAAGAGCATCTCTTTCCTCGTCTGAGTATGCTGCAACAACTCGTAAGAAAAAAGAAGACACTAAAAAAGGTAAACAGTTTTCTAAACAACCTACAAAGATTGCTGAGAAAACTAAAGCTTATCGAAAGAAGGGTGGAGCAGTGGCTACTAAAAGAAAATCTACTGGTAAAGGTATGAAGGGTCATACCATTGGTGGAGGACAAAAACGTCCTACTAAGTCTGGTGCAGGTATGACTGCTAAAGGAGTAGCTAAATATCGTAGAGAGAATCCCGGCAGTAAACTACAGACTGCTGTAACTGAATCTAAACCTACTGGAAAAAGAGCAGCTAGACGTAAGAGTTACTGTGCTAGATCAGCGGGACAAATGAAGAAGTTTCCAAAGGCAGCTAAGAATCCTAACTCAAGATTAAGACAGGCTAGAAAAAGATGGAAGTGTTAGTATGGCTATTACTAGATCAAAGATAAGTCAACAGATTACAAAGCCTCCACAAAAGAAGAAGACTAAGAAAAAAGTTAAAAGGAAAAAATAGATGGCTACTACTGGTACATTTAATTTTACATTAGATATTGACGATGTAATTCAGGAAGCCACAGAAATGATCGGTGGTGAGCAAACACTTGGTCATGAGCCTTCTTCTGCAAGAAGATCACTAAATTTAATGTTAAAGGATTGGCAGAATAGAGGTATTCTATTATGGTCAACTGAATCTTCTGCTATCACAGTTACTGCTAGTGTGTCTTCTTATGAACTAAGTGATTCTACTATAGATGCTTTACAAGTTATTATTAACAGAGATAATACAGATTTACCTTTAACTAGAATATCTTTTGAAGAGTATTTGCGAGTACCTCAAAAGGGACAGACGGGTAGAGCTACTCAATACACAATTAAAAGAAATAGAGATAACCCTACACTCTTTATCTGGCCTATTCCAGAAAACTCAACAGATGTTTTAAAAGTTGAAAAGATTAGTGAGTTACAAGATATTAATAGATCGGCTGGACAGAATGCAGATGTGCCTAAAAGGTTTTTACCTTGTTTATCTGCTGGTCTAGCTTTTTATATGTCCATTAAACGTCCCGGTGTAGATGCTGGTAAAATTACATTTCTTAAACAAAACTATGAAGAATTATTAGAAAGAGCCTTGACAGAAGATTCTGAACGTGCTAGTATCTTTTTCTTACCTAAGATAAGATCAGTATAATGGCAACGGATAGAAAGGCTGTAGGTCTCTGTGATATATGTGGGTTTAAGTATCCACATAGAATTTTAAAAATGAATAGCTATGGCTTGATGGTTTGCCCAACAGATTTTGATGGTACGTTTGACTTAAAAAATCATCCTCAAAATAAGGCACCTAATGTAAAGGATGACGAGTCAATTAGAAATCCTAGACCACCTCTTAATAATGATAGAAATCTTTTATGGGAATCTGCAACATCTAATTGGGAAGCTACAGATGAAGATTGGAATATGGTATAATGGCAACACTTACAGGTAAACAGATAGCTAATAGCTATAAGCAACTATTACAAATAGGTTCTGATAATACAGGACTAACTACTACTCTTCAAGCAGTACAAGATGGTAATGGTACTAATTCTCCTTTACAGCTTACTAATAGTATTGTTAATATTGATGGTACACTTCAATTAAATGGTGTTGCGCTTACTGCTGATGCATCTACATTAAATGCTATTACTGATCTTACAGGTATTACTGGTCTTGTAGCAATGAATAGCGGTAGTGCATTAGGTAGAACGCTTACTGCTGGTACAGGAATAACAATAGGTAATGCAGATGGAACTGCAGGTAATCCAACTATTGCAGTAAGTTTAGCTGACACAACAATTCATATTGCTAGAGTATCTGCATCTTCTGGTGTATTTAATGGTACTGTAAGTGCTGGGTTTTTTGTAGGTGACGGTTCAGGACTTACAAATGTTCCTTCTGCTGAAGGTGGTACTGTAAAACAAGTTGATGCTGGTACAGGTATTAAGATGACAGTGGGTGGGGCTG